ACACCCAAAATCGTCATTGACGTAGGTATCAACCGTGACGCAGAAGGAAAGCTGTGCGGTGATGTGTCACCCTGGGCAAAGGCCACGGTTGAACAGAACGGCGGTATCTGTACTCCCGTTCCCGGTGGCGTGGGCAAGTGGACGGTTGCGGAACTGGTTCACAGATTGAGAGTAATGGAGGGATAACATGGAAACTTTGAAGGTACTCTTTCCCGCACTCATGGTGATTGGTGCGCTGGGAAGTCTGATTGTGAATATCGTCAGCAAGGGTGACAACCCCACAAGCCTACAGTGGATTGGTGCGTGTCTGTTGTACACTGCCCTCATGCTGCGGAACAGGGGGTAGTCACTATGGCAAGAACGCTGTATCTCAATAACGGTTCCACGGAGTATATCTTTGCCGGGGAAACCGAACAGGATAAGCTACAGAAGATTATCCGTGAACACCTTGGCCGTGACTGCGAAGAACTCTATGAGGAAGTCATTCACCCTGAACTGGATGGAGATGACTGGGAGAAAATCGCTGACGGCTATCACAATCTGCTGGTCGATACCCTCAATTCCCTTGCAGAAGCCTTGGCGAAACCCCGCCTTGACCGCAAAAAGATTGAGCGTATCCACAATCACCTGAACCATAATGTGTAAGGAGGGCTAAACTATGGAAGAACTGAAACCCTGCCCCTTCTGTGGTGGACAGGCTACACTATTTGTGTCAGAGGATGGCGGTGGAGTCCGTGTATTATGTCTGAAATGCAGAGCGCGAAGTAAGTCTTGCGTGGACACGCTGTCCTATCAGAAACCTACCCATGCAGTTCAGAGTGTGATTGACGCATGAAATAAGAGAGTGTGACCGCTATGCCATATCAACAGAAACACCCGTACCTTGCGTCCATCTGGTACATTATCAGGTTCAAGCTGCGTGAGGTCAGGCAGAAGTTATGCAGACATAGGTTCCATCCTATGAACACCCGTGTTATTTGTGATGGCAAAGGCCGGGTGTATATCACGGAAACCTGCGAGAAGTGCGGAAAGCGTTTCACTTTCTCCACTACAGAAAGAGCGTTGGGTATTCCAGAAAGGAGGTAAAGAGGGAATGACAGATGAATTGTTCCAACTCTCAAACGGACGGTATATCACGTCAGAAGAAATCAGCGAGAAGATGTTCTACATTAAGAGCGTCCACCCGGAACTGCCCTATCAGGAGGACAGCACTGGGTATAGCTGGGACGAAGCGGGTATGGCTGACCTGTTTGCGGAGTGCTACAAGAAAGACACCCGCTACTGCCCAGAAGCTAAATCCTGGTTCACCTATGAGGGTGGCCGCTGGCAGAAGGACGTTAGTTCGTTGCTGGTCAGCACGAAGATAAAAGAGTTTGTGCGCCTGATGGCTTTGTACTGCGGTGAGATTGGTGACGAAGAAAAGCGCAAGCAGTATATGTCATTCGTTGCGAAGATGGGTGACAGAAGGTTCCGTGACAGACTGATGAAGGACGCTGCGGATAACCTGCGAATTGAAGCCCGTGAGTTTGACACTCACCCGTTCCTTGTGAACTGCCTGAACGGAACCTATGACTTAGAGTCTATGACTTTCCGTGAACATAAATGGGATGACTTTCTCACCATGCAGACCAACTTTGAATACAGCTTACAGGACGTGCGCTGTGAACGCTGGGAGAAGTTCATCACAGAAGTCACCCAGGAGAACAAGGACAAGGCAGAGTATTTGCAGAGGGCTTTGGGGTATTCCATTCTGGGAACCAGCAAAGAAGAATGTATGTTCATCCTCCACGGCAAGACTACCAGAAACGGAAAGTCCACGCTGCTTGACGCTATCCAGCACCTGTTAGGTGACTACTCTACCGTTGCCCCGGTTGAACTTATCTGCCGTGCAGAAAGGCAGAAGAACGCAGAAGCACCTTCCTCTGTCTTGGCGAAGCTAAAGGGCAGAAGGTTTGTGACCATGAGTGAGTCCGACACGGCGGGTAAACTGGATGAAGCTGTGATAAAGCAGTACACAGGTGGTGAGGACATTACTGCCCGTGAACTGTATCAGTCATCTATCACCTACAAGCCGCAGTTTACCATGTGGCTGTCCTGTAATGACCTGCCGTCAGTCCGTGACAAGAGCCTGTTTGCGTCTGACCGTGTGCGAGTGATTGAGTTCAACCGTCACTTCACAGACGAGGAGCAGGACAAAGGACTGAAAGACTTCTTTGAAAGCCCAGAAGCCATGAAGGGTATCTTTACATGGTTAGTGGCTGGCTACTTCAAGTACAGAAGGTTTGGTTTGAAAATGCCTACCGAAATGCAGAAGGTCATCAAGGCTTATGAGAAAGACAATGACCTTGTGTTGCAGTTCTTGGAGGAGAAGTGTGAGCGCAAAGAAGAAAGCACCCGTGCAAAGACTCTCTATGACGCATACAAAATCTGGTGCAAGAGCAACGGATATTACACGTGCAGCATGAAGAAGTTCAATGCAGAAGTGACCGCACACCCGGAATGGTACGATGAAAAAGGCGTGACAAGTGGCGTGGCCGTGTTCCGTGGCGTTGGTTTGAAGGTAAATTGAGTAGGGTTAGTAGGGTAAATCAGCTTTTTCCCTATAATTTCTCTTAGTACGCGCGTACTATAGAAAAGTTATAGTAAAATTCGATTTTACCCTACTTGCCCTACTGGGAATGACAGAAAGGAGTTGTCTACGATGAAAAACGAAAGCTACGTAGAAAGGTATCACAGAGAACAGAAGGAAAAGGCAGAAAGGGCGCAGAAGAAGCCCCAGAAGGGAAAGGCGGTGAAGAAGGATGGCCAGAACACAAGGAGCGAAAGACCTGACACCCAGGAAGAAAGCAGAACTGGGCAGTAAGCCGTCTGACAGTTCTCCCGTCATCCGGGACAATAACCCTGATTTGCCTATGGGCTACAATACCAGAAGGATACAGTTCATGCAGGCTATTCTTCCTACAGAACCCCTTGACATTAACGATGTGGAGGAAATGGAGAGAAGGTTTGCACGGTATCTTGAATTGTGTGCCTTGTGGGATATGAAGGTAGGCAATATGGCTGCGTATGCTGCTATTGGTATTGACAAGTCACAGGCTTTTGAATGGGTCAATAGGGTTTTAGGGAACCCAGAGCGTACCAACTTCATAAAAAAAGTGCAGAAGGTTTGCGCCATGTATCGTGAAGGACTCATGGAGGATGGCAAGGTCAACCCTGTTACTGGTATCTTCTGGCAGAAGAACTATGACGGCATGAAAGACCAGCAGGAAGTTGTCTTGACTCCTAACACAAACCCCCTGGGAGAGCAGAAGGACGCAGAAGCACTCAAACAGAAGTATCTTGAAAATACCTATGGAGTCACAGAAGGACTTCCAGAAGGTACAGAAGGAACTTTTGCAGAAAGCCCAGAAAGCGCAGAAGGGGCAGAAAGCCCCCAGGACTAACCATACACAAAACAACCCCGGCACGGCCTACGGGCTGCGCTGGGGTTTCTTTATGCCCTGCGGGGCTGTAGCTGGCCTGCTGCCGTGGGCGGGACTCTGTACCCCTGCGCCCGTCCTGGGCGGCTGTGGGCGTTTCTGGGCATAATAAAAGCCCCGGCATTTAACCGGGGCTGTAGGCTTTACAGCGTCCACCGTGGGCGGCTGTGGCGTTGCCAGTGGTCTATTATTGCGTTTATGTCCTCCTGGGGCTGCATGGGGATTTTATAGAGCGTCAAGCCCTCCGGGGTCATGTAGTAGCCTTGACCGTATCGGGGTAGCAGTTCGCAACCCTTCACGCCTAAAATATTGCGGCTATCCTGGGCGCAACGGGTACGGAGTGCAACCCGGCTATCAAAGTTTACTTTTATAGCTGTGGGAATGATACTTGCAAGGGGGCATTGTGTAGCGGCTATGATATGCACGTTGGCGGCTCGTCCTATCTGGGCTAAACGCTGTATAAGCGGCTGCACGTGCTTTTTATCTGTGGTCATTAAATCGGCTAACTCGTCAATGATAATATACACGGCTCCCCCGGTGTACTTCTTCACCCGTTCCCGTTGCATAGCCCTGTAGCGGGTTTCTGTTATCTCTATGCCCTTTTTCAAGGCTTCCACCATTTCCCCCGGTTCACTGGCGTATTGTATTGTATGGGGTAGCGGTTTATAGTCCACTAATTCAACCCGTTTAGGGTCTATTAAAATAAGCTGTACCTGGGCGGGGCTATCAAATAGGGCTGTATAAATTAGGCCGTTAATTACAACGCTTTTACCGCTGCCCGTTGCCCCTGCTATTAGTAAATGGGGCTGTTTTAACATATCCTTGTAAAGCGTCTGCACGTCCCCGGCTGGCGTTTTATATACTCGTTTCAATGGCTGTACCTCCTCAAATAATAAAGCCCCGGCATAGTGCCGGGGCTGTGTTGCTATCGGTCTAAACCCAGGATAACACGGAACCCGGCTTTGATGTATTGGTAGCAGGCTATCAGGGTTCTATACTCTGGGTGTTTATAATAGCCGTTTTGATATGCCCGTGTTATACGTACCTCCAACCGCTGGAACTCTATAAAATCGCTGTGGGTAGCTGCGCCCGTGTCCACGGCTGCGGAATACTGGCCTAACGTTTGTAAAAGTTCGGTGTATAAACTCATGTTCAAACCCCCATTCTAATACACTCGTCAAGGTGGATTGTGTACCCATGCACCCGGATAAATGCCCGGCCTGCCCTGGTATAGTTCACCTTGACACGGTGGAACCCCTGCAAGCGGAGACTACCCCATGCACCCGATACACAATAAACATAATCATTGATACCGTATTCAATACCCTTGATTTCAAGCCCATGCAGGCCGCTATAATAAGCGGTGCTTTCGTGGGTCTGGCAATACTGTTTTGCTGTCATGGTTTAGCCCTCCTCTACAATTCTACGATACAAGCGAGTTACACGGTTGCAAGCCTGGAATAATGCACGGGCTTGAACATCAAGCCATTCCTCACGGCTGTTAGGTCTGCGCTCCCCGTGGCGGGTCTTTTTCAGTTCGGACGGGTTACACAGTCTTTCGGCTATGTCACCGTCATAAATGAGAGCCGAACCGCCCCAGCTATATTGGTTCCAATCGCTGGCACCGTTCAAGAGCCATTCCCGGCACTGTGTACCCGGCTGCGGGTCATGGCCGTTATAGGCTGCGGCTTCTTCCAACCCTTCCACCAGTTCCAGGGCATAGGCGTTTACCCCTCTACCCCATGCGCTACGGTCTTTCGTGGCGTTTAATTCCTGGGTCATTCTTTCGTAAATGCTCATGGTGTTTACCTCCTGCATAAATAATCATTCTTGAATGGTGAAGCATTGACGGCCAACGCTGGCCGGGTTGCTTCCTATCGTGATTACATTGTATCACGATTACACGATAATGTCAATGACTTTATCGTGTTTACACGATATTTTTTTTGCGGGACGTGTAAACCCTGGGCGGGAGCGTCCCCGGCTGCGCCTGCGGCCTGGGCTGACCCCCTGCGGGGGATTTGACCCCCCCGGCAGGCTGGGGCGGGTGACCCCCGAAAGTTCCGCAAAAATAAAAAAAAGTTTGGTTCATCCAGTAGGGCAAGTAGGGTAAATCTTCATTTTGCATATAATTTTCCTTAGTAGACCCCTCTATAAGAGAAGTTGTAGCAAAAATCGAAAATACCCTACTAACCCTACTCTGAAAAATCCGCAAAATATAAAAAGGCTCTTGACAACTTCTCATAATCGTGTTATAGTGTAAACACGATAACAAGGAGGTAAAGCCTTATGAAAGCCAGTGAAATTGTAAAATCCATCATGGGACAAAAGAAATTGACCCAGGGGGATTTGACTACCATGCTTAATCTGAAAAGCCAATCCGCAGTAAGCGGTTCTCTTAATCGTGATATGAAAACCTCTACCCTTGTGAAGTTCTTGTCCAGCATGGATTGTGAACTGGTAGTTCGTGACAAGACCACTGGTGAGGAACGAACCATCACGGAATAAGGAGGTAGCCTATGCCTGATGTTTTAACATTCCTGTTCATCGTAATGGTGGAACGGATAGGAAAGACTTTGCGGTTCAGCTTCAAAGTCATGTGGGTGTTCATAAAGTTCATGGCATGGCTGACCGTTGTACCCGCTTTAGACATACTCCTGCTGACCTACGCATTGATAGCGTGGATATTCTGCAAGATATTCAAGCGGCGAACACCCAAACTGAAACATACCCCTCGCTGGGTAATATATCCAACCTGGGCGTGATGAGTCACGGCCTGTGTCCAATGGGACTGTCTGTTAGGGGCAGTCCCTGTTTTTATGGAGGTAGACACTATGAATTATCTGAAATTGAAGGACAGCATTGAAAAAGCTATCAATCGCCGTCCTCTTGATATAGCAGCATACAATGACCTGTTTTCTCTGTGCCGGGAGTATGAGGGTGTAGACTTCACCGTGGCGCATGAGTGGAACCGTGGTATGCGTAACCTTGTGGGCTACGGCCTGCGAATGTGCGTGGAAAAGGGGGACTTCCTTCTGGCAGAGCAGTTCAATGACCTGCTGTTCCGTTCCCTGCTGTTTGACGCTCCACATTTCTTTGACGAATACTTACAGGCGGTAGAGTTCGGCAAGCCCCTTGACAAGAAGTTCTATCAGCCCCGCCGTCACTACCTGAAACGGTATGTGGACGCATATCAGGAGATATTGGACGGCAAGCTGGACTTCCTCTCTATCTCCATGCCGAAACGTGCAGGTAAGTCACAGCTTGGTATCAACTTCACCAATATGCTGTCTGGTAAGTACCCTGACCGTTCTACGCTGATGGAGGGTACGGGTGATGACCTTGTGAAGTCCTTTTACCTGGGCTGTCTGGAATACCTGCAAACTCCCAGTGACTATCATTTCTACGATATTTTCCCGGAAAGCAAGCTGGTACAGACCAACGCTGACACGAAAATCCTGAACCTGCTGCACAAGTCCCGTTTCCCCACGGTCATGTGCCGTTCCATTGACGCAAGGCAGGTAGGTCTTTCCGAAGCTACCAATCTGCTTTATCTGGATGACTGTGTGGAAGGTCGAGAGGAAGCGAAAAACAGACAGCGGCTTGACGATAAATGGGAAGTTATCTCTGGTGATATTATTGGCCGTGCCATTGAGGGTACACCTATCGTTATCTGCGGTACACGCTACTCCCTGTATGACCCCATTGGCCGTCTACAGGAGGAAATGCAAAAGCAGGGCAAGCGCATGAAGGTCATTGAAACCCCGGCACTTGACCTGGAAACTGACGAGAGTAACTTTGAGTATGAGCGTGAGGGCAAGAAGGTCTTTACCACAAAGTACTTCCGTGACCAGAGGGAAATGCTTTCCGCAGAGCAGTTTGAAAGTGAGTTCCAGCAGCAGCCGTTTGAAGCAAAGGGTCTGCTGTTCCCCGAAGCCAGTCTGAACCGATACTTTGAACTCCCGGTTGACCGTGACCCTGACAGCATTATTGCGGTCTGCGATACTGCGGATAAGGGTGAGGACTATTGCTCCATGCCGATTGCAGCGGTGTACGGAGATGAAGTCTACATCGTGGACGTGGTGTTTGATGACTCTCCCCCGGAAGTTACGAAGCCCGAATGTGCGAAAGCCATTATGGACAACGCAGTAGTAGCGGCTACCTTTGAGAGTAACAATGCGGGTTCTTACTTTGCCCGTGACGTTTCGCAGTTATTGGAGCAGCACAAGTACAACTGCAATATCCGCACCAAACGAACTATCAGTAATAAGCAGACCCGTATTGAGTTTGCTTCTGATACCATCATCAAGAAGTTCTATTTTAAGCACCCGTCCCTGTACGCAAGGAACAGTCAGTATGCAGAGTTTATGAAACAGGTAATTACCTACACCAGGTCTGGCAAGGTTCCCCATGATGACGCTCCTGACTCTCTGTCCCTGCTTGAAAATGAACTGCGTGGTCTTGTGGGCGCAAAGGTGGAAATCATCAAGCGTCCATTCTAAAAAATTTACAATTCCCTCAATGCTTTAGTTTAAGGCTATCTTGACAAAAGCATTGGAGAGTTGTATAATGACTGTGAGAAAGTATGTCCAAAGGAGGTATGTTACGTGGCTATGGGACTACACGGTAGACGTGTTATTAAGACCGATGTAACCGAAGTGACTATTGACAACGTAGTAACAGTGCTGCGTAAGGCACTTCCCGAACATTGGAAAAACCGTTCCGAAATCAATTATCTGTGGCACTACTACAAGGGCAGACAGCCTATCCTTAACAGGGTGAAGGTTGTTCGGCCAGAGATTGCCAATAAAATTGTCGAAAACCGGGCTGACGAGATTGTTTCCTTCAAGTCCGGGTATCTGATGGGTGAACCGCTGCAATACGTTACCCGTGGTAATGCTGACGGTATCGCAGACGCTATCAATCAGCTTAACGAGTTTGTCTTTGCAGAGGAAAAGCCTGCGAAGGACAAGGAACTGGCTGACTGGTTCCATATCTGCGGAACCTCGTTCCGAATGGTTCTTCCTGACGAAGCTGGGGATGAAGATGACTCCCCGTTTGAGATTTACACACTTGACCCCCGTAATACCTTTGTGGTGTATCACAACGGCCTGGGCAACAAGCCTGTGATGGGTGTTAAGTATGTGACCGATGAAAAGGGTTCTGTCACCTACTCCTGCTATACAAAGACGGAGTACTTTGAAATCGTGGAGAGCAAGCAAAACTTCACGGGTTCTCTGGTGACGAAGCACGAAGGTCATATCCTGGGTGACATTCCCATTGTAGAATATCCGCTGAACATTGGACGCATTGGAGCGTTTGAACAAGTCATGCCCCTTCTGGACGCTATCAACCTGACAGACAGTAACCGTCTGGATGGTGTAGAGCAGTTCATTCAGGCACTTCTCCTGTTTCATAACGTAGACATTTCTTCCGATGATTACGGCAAGCTGCGTGAGGAAGGGGCTATTAAGTTCAAGGACATTGACCCCCAACTGAAAGCGGAAGTGGCCTATCTGACCAATACCCTCAACCAGGGTGAAACCCAGACGCTGGTAGACCATATGTACCAGACGGTATTGACTATCTGTGGTATGCCGAACCGCAACGGCGGTTCCTCCACCAGTGATACCGGGTCTGCGGTCATCATGCGTGACGGTTGGTCTGACGCAGAAGCACGGGCGAAGAATACGGAACTCATGTTCAAGAAGTCCGAAAGGAAGTTCCTGAAACTGGTACTGAATATCTGTAAGACCCTGGCTGGTATGGATTTGAAGGTACATAATGTTGAAATCCGTTTTACTCGCCGTAACTATGAAAATATCCTGCAAAAAGCACAGGTACTTGACCTGATGTTGAAGAATAACAAAATCCATCCCCGTCTTGCTTTTGAACACTGCGGTCTGTTTGTGGACAGTGACCTTGCCTACGCATTGAGTGCGGAGTATGTGGAGGAGCAGGAAAAGAAAGCGCAGGAACTGATGGAGCAGCAAAAGCAGATGAAGGGAGAGAATGACGATGACCCCAACGATAACAAAGGAAATGGTGGAACAGATGGAAACCCTGTTGAAGCACGGGAGCAGAGTGGAACTTCTGATTGAGCAGGGTAAAGTGACCATCGTTGAAATCAGGCGTAAGCTGAAAATGAAAGAGAATGAAAAGGTTTAACCCGGACAAGGGTTCGGGTAGTCCAATGGGACTGTGAGCAGTGCGCTCATAGTCCCTTTTCTTTTTGAGGTAACGATATGGACGAAGTAACTTCCAGTTATCTTACTGCGCTTGATGAACTGAATACCCTGACTTCCACCAGCTACTATAATGCGGCGGGGCAAGACCTTGCCGCACGTGCCAATCAGATTGCAGACGATGTTCTGTCTTTCCTGATTAAAGCCTACACGATGGGGATTGAGGGAGCGTCTACCATGCTTGGGCATGAAGCAGGTGTGAACCTTGACCTCATGGAAGCGGCTATCTTCCTGGTGATTGACGGCAAGACCTATGCTGACCGTGTGGCAGACCATGTTCTGCAAAATGACCTTGGCGGTCTACAGACTCTTGTGGAGTCTGAATTTCACAGAGTCTACAACGCTGCTGTGTTTGACGGCGGTATGGACTACGTAGAAAACGGACTGGCCGGGGTGGACAAGACATGGTTTACCGTGAATGACGCAAAGGTGCGGGAAACGCACAAGTATCTGGAAAGCCAGTCAATTTCCATCGAAGAAGAATTTTTCACCTTTGACGGTGACCACGCTCCGTACCCCGGAAGGTTTACCAAAGCGGAAAACAACTGTGGGTGCAGGTGCATTGTACGATTGACAGTTAGATGACTTACGGGCTTGTCCCGTTTTCATGGTGAGGGAACACCTTAAAACGCACACTCACGAAAAGAGTATAAAACGGAAAAACATAGGGAGTGAACCCTTATAAAACGCAAGGAGGACTTGATATGAGTTATTTGAGTGATTTGCTGGGCAAAGCCTACAAGGAAGGTATGACCGAAGAAGAAATCTCTGCTGCACTGGAAACCATTGGGCAGGGTAATGACGCAGAGTTGAACCGTCTGAAATCTGCGCTGTCTAAGGCCAATTCCGAAGCTGCTGACTACAAGAAGCAGTTAAGAACCAAACAGACGGATGACGAAGCTGCGGCGGCTGCACAGAAAGAGGAGCAGGAAAAGTTGGTGAAGGAAAATGCCGACTTGAAGCGTTCTATCGCACTGTCTGACCGCAAGGCCAAACTTCTGACTATGGGTTATGATGAAGCCCTTGCCACTGAAACCGCTACCGCTATGGTGGACGGTGATATGGACAAGGTTCTGGCGAACCAGACCAAATACCTTGAAGTCCAGAAGAAGAATATCCAGGCTGACGCTATGCGTAAGACCCCTCGTCCTGCGGCGGGTGACGATGGCAACGGCACTATGGATTACGCAAAGAAAATTTCCGAAGCACAGGCAAGCGGTGACATGACCGCTGCTGCATACTATACCCGTCTGCAAGCCCAGGAAGCGGCTGCACAGACGGAAAACTAAAATCTTTAGGAGGTAATTTACAATGGCTGACGTTATTGCAACCAGTTTTGGTGTTTTGAACTACAGCGGTATGCTGTTCAACAAGGGTAATACCCGTACCCCGCTTTCTTCCATCATCGGTAGCAAAGCGAAAACTACTAATCATGTGGAGTTCGTGACCGGGCAGGAATACACTGCTGGCGGTGACGGTTCCCAGCCTGCTATCAGTGAAAACGCTTCTCTGACTGCCCCTGACGCTTCTGTGGTGACCCGCCAGCAGAAAACCAACGTGACCCAGATTTTCATGGAGTCCGTGGGTATCTCTTACGCAAAGCAGAGCAACATGGGTACTCTGTCTGGCGTGAATATCGCCAATCAGCAGGCCAACCCCGTAAACGAACTGGACTTCCAGGTTGCGGCTAAAATTCAGAAGGTCAACCGTGACATTGAGTACACCTTCATCAACGGTGTGTTCAATAAGGCCACTTCTGACGCTGAAATCAACAAGACCCGTGGTCTGGTTCCCGCTATCACTACCAATGTAACCGCTATGGCAAACAAGCCCCTCGGTCTGTGGGATATTGCTGACATGGTAAAGAAGATTTACGGTCAGAACGCTCCTACCGAAGGTCTTTGCCTGTGGTGTGACGCTATCACCATGTTCCAGATTAACGCTGACGCTGTTCAGAATGGTCTGACCGTGGTTCCTGCGTCCCGTGAAATCAACGGTATCGCACTTTCCAGCGTGGTCACTCCTCTCGGCGTGGTTTATCTCTACCTCGGTGAGTGTCTGCCTGCTGGCACTGCGCTTCTCCTGAACCTTGATGTTCTGGCTCCTGTCTATCAGCCTGTTCCCGGTAAGGGCAACTTCTTCCTGGAACCTCTCGCTAAGACTGGTGCTGGTGAGAAGTATCAGCTTTTCGGCCAGATTGGTCTTGACCACGGCCCCGAATGGTATCACGGCAAGTTCACTGGTATTTCTACCAACTTTGAGAAGCCTGCTTACAGCCGTTCCGTTTACGTGGCTAACGCTGCGGACTTCCCCGGTGGGGCTACGAGTGAGTAATTGAGGAAGGAGGGTGGACAACATGACTGACGCTGAAAAACTGACAATGCTGCAAAGCATGACGGGTGAAACGGATACTGATGTGCTGTCCACCTATCTTACTCTGGCAAAGGGCATTGTGATTGCGAAAGCGTATCCGTATGGTACGGGGGAGGAGGAAGTACCTACCCCCTACCATACTACCCAGGTGGAAATCGCTGCCTACCTTGTGAACAAGCGTGGTGCGGAAGGTGAAACGGCACACAGCGAAAACGGCGTGTCCCGTTCCTATGAGGATGGTGACATTCCTCCTACGCTGTTGCGGCGTATTACCCCTATGGCGGGGGTGATGGCATGAAGCTGATGAAGCGAAACCTCACTCCTATCCACTACTGCCTGTTCAGAGAGAAAGTCATCATCACAGATGACGAAGGGTATGAAACGGGTGAAACCGGGGTTGGATACGATGACCCTGTGGAACTACTGTGCAGCGTGTCCCCGGCAACGGGGTACACGCAGGCACAGATGTTTGGCAACTTGGAGTCCTACGAT